CCGAGTGCGTGGTGTTGTAATGAGAACTAAACATTCAATTCGAGTTCCTGAAGGTCTATGGGCAATGGCAAAAGCCAAGGCGAGTGATGAACACACAACTGTCACCGCCATCATCATTGAGGCACTCAAGGCTTATACAAAGTAAAAGGCGAAAAGCCCACCGGCACCTTGGAACGGCAAGGGCGGTGGGCTTTTCTATGCAATAAAACTTATACGATCTCACCATATATCGCAGCATATGCTGCCAAATCTACGGGTGAATCTTCGTGATCAGGTGTCTCAATCAATCGAGCAACTTTGACCAATGCTAAGCACATTGCAGCTTGAGCAGGTGTAATTTCTTGCTGAAGCCATACACTCCACAATGCTGCGATGCGTTGGTGATTTGTTAAAGGTGTGCCGTAATTCTTATTGCGATCACCGTGTGTGAGGCGATCAGCCTCTTTTAAGATTTCCCCCCGGTTCATCTGTTTAAGCCTTTGGCTTTGTCATTGTCAGTTCGTGCTTAGGGTTAGCCCAAGCAACAACAACAGGCACAACTGCAAGCCAAATTGTGTTGGCTGCGTGTTTCCAATCTGAAGCTGAAAAATCTAAAGGTGACTTTCCGATGATGACAACTGCAGTCATTGCATTGCCAACAAACCACTTTGCCCACATATCTAATACTTTGTTATTGAATTTCATTTCAATCCTAACTTGGCGATCAACGCCGTTGCTTGAGGTGGGGTGACATTTACTTCAATGTGCATCCAATCAGGCTTGGCGTTCTTGTAAGTACCGCCTGAGCGTAGCCCATATTTTGCACAAATCTCTAATACCTTTGCCTGTTGCTCAGGGGTGAAGTTACCATCGGCATCACCTTGTGGGTGGCGGGATGGGAAAATGTCCACGGCGGTGCCACTCGCGTGGTTGGATAGGGTTCCATTTCCGCCACGAACATCGCGAAAGGCGTAGCCTTGGACCTCGCCTGGTTCTAACTTTTCAATGCTCTTGTGCCATTCCTTGCAAGCTGCAACCAATAGGGGTGCAACTGCCTTGGCGCAACGAAGTTTGACGGGTCTGATACCGCCCACAACAGTAAATACGGTAATACCAATCTCAGCTTGATCTTTGGATGCGATCCACCCGTTTGCTGATTTAGTCAATCTTGCGCCTCCGCTTCATCACTTCAACATCAATCTTGATTGCTGCCTGATTCTCTAACAATTCCTCAACCTTGTTAATGAGTCCTGTCTTGCCATCATTGTAAAGAGCATACTCAATGCGATTGAGTTTATCTTTAAGTTCCTCAGTGTGCTTAGCAATTGTGTGCTTGGCAATTATGCCAATCCCTGCAAGTAGGGCTGCAATAACAAAGAAGTATGAGTAAACAATTGTGGCAATATCGGATGACATTTGCGCCCTTTCGGGTTATGCGTTAGTTGGTTGATGTTTCCTTTTGTGCAAGTGTGGCTTTCAAGACTGCAATTTCCTGCGCCTGGTTGCCAATTGTCTCGCGTAAAAACTTAAGAACTTCGGTGATTTCGACCTGTGTTTCCATTACTCCCCCTTGGCTTGTGGTTCATTGGCATACAAAGCCTTGAGTTGGCTAAGTGCGCCTTTTTCTGTTGTATGGCAACCGATTACTTTGCCATCGGCATCCTTAACGACAGGATAACCCTTACAACCGTATGAGCCTTTGGCTCCGATGTGATATGGCATTTACTTCCCCTTAAGTTGATCTATTTCTTTATATAAATCTTGAACAAGAGCCAAAACTCCAACCAAAATCATACGATCATTAAATGATTCAACACCTTCAACATAATCTGCAGCGATTGGGTAAATCTTATCCACTTCTTCAGCGATAAGACCTGGCATCATTATTCCTGAACGATCATCATTTTCATTCAAATAACTTGCTTTGTAAGAAAAGGCTCGAACAGGTAAATCAAGCAATTTTTTAGGGTTTAATTCAGGAACACTATTGATGTCCACAATGTTTTCTTTGTAGCGTTGTGAAGAAGCCGTTGAACGAGTTACGCGACCACCTGTTGTAAATACATATCCATTGGCAGCATTGGTTGTAGATGTGTGGTTGGGTGTTGAAAGATCACCATTGGAAACCATTGCGCCACCTGAAGTGATGCTTGCTGAACCGCTTGTTGAAATATTGCCTGAAGTAGTAATTGCACCGCTTGCAGTAATAGAACCAACTGTTGTCATATTTCCCGAAGAATTGACTACAAAAGAACCTGCAGCTCCGCTTACCTGACCATTGACCGACAAACCGCCAAGGCTAAAAATAGATGAAGCCTGAGTGCCTGTTGAATAAATGCGCTCAGCGTAAACACCTCGACCAGTAAAGATTGAGTAAGTGTTAGCGTTTCCGCCAGGAGAAGTTGTTGGATAAAAGGTTGTATCGGAACTGTAAAGATAGCCGCTTGAGGTAAATTGCCATCCTGTTGAGGTTGAACCGATGTAGCCTGAAGTGGCGTTAATTGTGCCAGTAATTGTGGCAGATGAGGCAGTTAGCGCACCGCCTGAAGTAACTTGGAAAGTACCTGATCCGTTATTGAAAGCAATTGAATTGATTGTGCCAGTTACTATATTTCCAGCATTGATGTTGGAAACTGTGATAATTGAGGCATCAATCGTGCCAGCAGTTATTTTGTTTGCTGAAATGCTTGCAAGGGCATTATTGCCAAGAGTTGTAGCAACCCACGATGATCCATCCCACCGAGAGATAGCATTGTCACTTGAGGTATTAAACCAAGTGTCACCAATTGCAAATGTTCCTGTTGGTGTGGTTCCTTGACGATAAATCTTATTTTTGCCATCGGCAGTTGTTTGAGCTGAAGTTGCAGTTGATTGAGCAGCGCTTGCTGCACTTGCAGCAGCATCCGCCGCCGCTTGCGCCACGGCAACATCGGCAGTAGTTGCAGGAACTACAGGCGAAACGCTTGTGACTGTAAAATCTGAAGTCTGAGTAACTGTTACAGGCGTGTTAGTAATCTGCGGGCATAGTGGCATCTGTTTCCCCTTAGATAGTTATTGAGTAAGGGTTAATGGCAGATGTCATATAACTTACTCGCCAGTTGTCAGTTGTAATTCTGTGATCCATACCTTCAACCACTAAATTCCATTGCATTGAGCGACCATCAACTGTCACACGCTTTACGCTTACCTGATCGCTTAACTCTGTTGCTAGAAAATCAGGATACAAAGCGCCAAGGGCTAGAGCTGAAAATTCTACCTGCTCCACCAAGGTTGCAGGTGTTGCATCTTTGCGTGATAAATACAAAGCAAGATTTGAAGCTGAGGAATTGTTAGTCAAAGGCGCATCAAGGGTGACTGTCTTTGTGCCATATGAGGTCACGCTTGGATTGTAAGTTGAAGTATATTGAGTGGCACCTGTTCGGTTGATAACTGCCTGATTTACTACCTGCAAAGCACCTGGGGTAGTTTTCAAAGCATCATATTCAACGGTGTTGATAGCGCGAGAATCATCAAAGAGTAATTGAGTTGGTCGTGAGAATTTATCAGCCAACGGCACCAAGGTTGCTACGCCCGTGCGAGAAACATAAAAACGACCCGCAATGGCTTGGGCGCATTGGTTGATAATATCCATACAATTGGCATCTTGACTTGTTGCAAGCAATGAGGATGAACCTGTCAATGATCGAGCTGATCCTGACCAAGAAGCATAATCAAGCATACGACCAACACGAGTCGCAGCAGTTTCAGCATAAGATGGGCTTGAAAGAGCAGGTGCTTGAGCCTTAGATATAAAGGCAATTCCATCAACAAAAGTCATTGAGGCAGTTGCATCAAATCCTTGATTGACTGCGTTGGTTTCAAGATAACCATTAAATAAAACATAATCAGTAGATGACCAAGTTGCCACAACGCGCATCTGCAATCCTGCTCGCAAGATACTTGAACCGCTTACAACCCACGGTGAACCTGCACCTGTGTAGTCAGGATCGTAGTAACCGCTTACATTGTCAAAGACAACTGTTGAAGTTCCAGCATCATCTTTTTGATCAGGGCGTGTTCGACCACGCTTGATTGCAATCTCGCGAACATCTGTTGAAGTTACCGATGTCCAAGTTCCTGATTTGTTAAATTGAACCGCAATGAGAGGTCCATTGGTGCCGTCAAATGCTGCCATATTACAATCCTAGCAGAGCGACATCGGCACCTTTTCGGCGCATTAACTGAGCGATTTCATTGCGCACCTTGACCGCTAAATCTTTTTCGGTAATGACTGAGCCTGACACATTGACTATGACATTCATACCGCTACCAAATCCGCGACCAAGAGGAACAACGGCTTCAGGACCCGCCTCACCAATCATTGCAAGGGTTGGACCGTTCACGATTCCACCATTTGCAAGCATTGGGATTGTTGGCAGATTGACATCAAAGCCCTTGCCACCAATACCAGGCACCCAATCAGGCACCTTAAAGTTGATTCTATTCAAGGTTGTAATTGCCATATTCACAAGGCGAATGATTAAGTTCATTTCAGCCTTGATGATTCCAAAAGCGGTTGAGAAAACAGTACCGACAAATTTGGCAACAGTTTCAGCAACAACTTTTATTGCATTGAATGAACTATTGACCGCATCGCGGAAAGTCTCTGATTTCTTGTAAGCAAGAACTAAGCCCGCAGTCAAAGCTGCAAGAGCAATCACGGTCAAACCGATTGGGTTCATTGACATTGCGGCATTGAAAAGAATCTGAGCCGCCGCCGCCGCCTTTGTGTAAGCCTCATACACCTTGACTGCCGTATTGACCGCCACCACGGCCGCGGCAAGGGCGCCGATACCAAGAGCAACTTTGCCAATAATATCTGCGTGTTCAGTTAAGAATGGTGCAATCTTTTGAATCGTATCTGCAAAGTCTTTCATAATAGGCAACAATCCTGCGCCTAATGATTCCTTTGCTTCGTTCATAGAGTTTTGGAAGATTGCAAACTTTCCAGCGGTAGTCTCGGCGTTGGCTTGCAAAGAGCCTTTGAATGTATCACCGAGTTGCTTAACGGCACCTTCAAAGTCTTTATTCTTGACAGTAGTTGCATCAAGTGAAATGCCTAGTTTTTTAAGTGCGCCAATATTGCCATCGTGGGCTTTTCCGAGAGCGTTGGCAACGGTAACAACATCCAAATGCTTTGCCGTTGCAATTTCCATTGCAAGGTTTGTTAGCTTTTGGGCTTCGCTAACATTTTTTGTTGAGGTAACAAGGCGAGCAAGGGCAGGGCGCAATTTATCGTCTGCAATACCCGATGAAAGGGTTTGCTTTGAGATGTAATCTTCCGTTGCCTTGATCTGAGCGTTTGTCGCGCCGGTGACATTCTTAAGGGTATTGGCAAGCAATGCAGATGATTGCTCATCTTCGGCTGCAGCCTTTCCAGCCATAATCGCAGCGCCACCAAGACCTACTAGAACGGCGCTTGCCTTCTTTGCTGCATCATTCATTACATCACTTGCAGTCTTGGCGCTCTTTCCAGCCTTATCCATTGATGAGCTGAAAGAGATGTCTTTACCAAAGAGGCTAACCGTTAAGGATGTATCTTTTGCCATTATTCCTCCGTTAGTTGCTTTGCCGCTCTGATAAGGTCATTGAGAACTTCCATCTCTATATCCCACACATTTAAGGGTGTGACCCCAGGAAATGTGTGGCATAAAAGAGGCAGATTATCTCTAATCTTTTGGTAACTACCGCCGCGAACTAATCGGCGGTTTGTTCTTTTTTTGCCTGGTATTCCTCAACAACAAATTCATCAACTGAATAGTCATTAAGAACATCTTGAATAGATAAAACTTCGCCACCGCGAGTCATACAAATCCAAGCAAGCGCATATAGCGCCTTTGTCTTTGAATAACCCTTAAGTGTGCTTGGGTTTTCATCGCCTAAAATTGTCAGCAAGGTTAGACCGTCAAGGTCAAAGTGTTCCTCAATGGCAATAATCTCACTACCCGTTGGAGCAGGTTGTGAGCCTTCTTTTGGCATTGGATAGGTTTTTTCTCGGATAATAAATGGCATTGCTTCCCCCTAATCAACTTTGTGATCTATTTGACCCAAAACTTCATTGACGGCATCTGCGACACCATCAACAAAACTATCTTTATGCTTGAAAACTGTAACTGCTAAGAATGGATGAGGTGATTGCTCAACCCAATTCTCTTTGTTTCCAAACACCGGGTGGCGCCACTTACGCTTGCGCCGCCCTTCCATATAGTACGGCAGACTTCGAGGTCTGCCTGTTGCTGCAATGAACTTACTGCTTGAAACACGGATGTGAACTACTGCTCCGCGACCTGTTCCATTGAAATCAGATTTTGTAGCATTTGCAAGACCAGCACGAAGTCCAAGGGTTTCGCCCTTTTTCTTGCGAGTGCCACCCACATCTCCCCCTTGAGATGGGATGGCAATAGCAGCTTGTTTTACATCTGCAACAATTGGCTTTGCCAACGCAGTAATCTTTTTGCGCAGGGCTTTTTTCAATTCAGGATCAACTTGAGCAACTGCCTTATAGAAGGCAACAAACTCCTTATCATCAATCTGAAATTGATCAGCCATTAGAGCGCAGCATCACCTGTCTGATACACGATTGTCAAAGGTGCATCTGTTCCGTTGTCATATGCTTCAAATGTGAAGTTCACATCTACAACCTGTGGACCTGAAACCTTTGGAGTCTCGCCATCTAACTTGACGGCTGAAACTGTGATTGTCAAAGTGTCCTTGTATGTGCTTGCAATTGTTGCACCTGTGAAAGTCAATGAAAGCGCAAGGCTTGCATCGCTGAGGTACTTTGTGAGCAATGTTGTGTCAGTAAATTCTGCAGTGATCTTGCCTGAAACCTTGCGGAATCCGTTGATGATCTGCTCTGATTTGATACCTGAGTTGCCAAGGTTGTAACGGTCAGACTTGAGAACATTGTCCACTGTTAGCGTGAAATCCTTGATGTTTGCAACGGCTGAACCATCTACTGTCAGCGCACCTTGCGCAAAGTGGAATAGGTTAGTTGCTGCAGAGTATGAGGCAGTTGCTAATGATGTTGATGTTGTGAAAGAAGCGCCATCAATGTTGAACTTGCCAACTGCGATTTCGCCATTTCCAACGCTTAGTTCAAAGTTTGAAACCTTGCATCCGCCAACAGTCTTAGGTGTAACTGTTCCACCATATTGAGGAACGCCAACCTGAGATGTAAATGACTTTGTATAAACATCACCAAGAGTCATTGTGTATGAATATACGCCTGTTGTAATTGTTGAAGCCGATGGGAATGAACCCATCGCGTGAGCTAGAATTAAACCAAGCCCGCGTGTTGGTAGATCCATTACAAAATCGCCAGCAACATCTGTTGTTGTTACTACACGGCGTTGTGAGCGAGGTAGTTGTCCACCTGCACGAAGCCCCATTCCAACTGCAGTTTTCTTTTGGTAGTTCAGGCTTTCAGATGTGAATTCATAAAAGCGTGTGACTGTTACTGGTGTGTTAAAAGTTGTTTCAGTTGCAATCCCAAGTTGGGAGCCGATACCTGATCCAATTGCCATATTATTCTCCTATTTCGGGTGTTGCAGGGGTGATTGAGGCTGCGGCTTTATCTGCCGGTGCCCAGTTGATTGTTTGCTCTAACAATGATGCTGCTGCCTCATCGCTTATTTCGATGGTTGCCCCCGCCTTGACCGATAGCCCCAATGCAGGAACATCCAAATCGCCAAGAGGCGAAATGTTTTTTACCTTTGCCATTTTTCTCCTTATGTTCTTGCTCGGTAAGCAATGGTGAAGTTAATGATTACAACCGCACCCGCGTTGGTTTGACGATAGGTTGGGTTGTGATTTTCTAGTCCTGAGTATAAACAAGCGCCTGAAAATGATGGGTCAAGGCGGATTACCGTATCCACCGCTGACAAGATTTCATAAGCACGAACTCGGCGAGCAGTTAAATCTGTTGTTCCATCCCACGCCCACAATGAGCAGTTGATGGTGCCATCTTCAAACATACGCTTGGCACCGAGCTGATCATAAGAGTTGCGGATTGTTGCAGCCTCTAAATCACCATCATCGTTGCCATCGTGACCAACGGCGATTGCATCCCCTGGGTATGTCTCATCAATCTCAGGACCGTCAAAAATACGAACGCTTGAAAGCGAAGATGCACCTCTGAGTGCAGTAATAATGTTGGCGATAAGTGTTGGAAATGCTGCCGTTGCCATTTATGCCATACCCGGCAAACTCATCTGATCTAGCAACTCCATCACTCGGCGAGGCAATGAATAAGTGCTTGCGGGGTAGAAATCATCACCTGATTGGTTGCGGGTGAGGACATTCATTGCACCGCGTTGTGTCTGCCATAGATGGCGCACAATCTCAAGCACACCTTGCTTTGCTGCCGCAGGTGGGTTGATAAATCCTGAAACATAGGAAATCTTGATGTTGTTGGCACCCGGCGCCCAAATTCCATAATAGTTAGGACCTGAGATTGAACCTGTAGTGATGCGGAAGATGCGCTGCCCTGTTGGATCAAGTGAATAATTGTCTGAGCTAATCAACACTCCGCTTTCATAGACCGAGGTGATGCTCAAGGCACGAGGATTGCGAAGGCGGATGATGTCGGTGTTGCCGTCATAGAGTTCATCGGTAAATGTTTGGCGCCCTAAAACGCAACCCACATAGTTTTCAGCCAAGTCAGTTGCAGCATCTACAAAACGGCGAAGTTCATCATCAATATCTGTATTACTTGTAGGAATATTGAGGTGAGCCTTGACTTCATCAAGTGCCACAATGGAAAGATGTGTGCCGTCACGAACAGTAAAATCATCTTGATAAGCCGAAGCGTTAGCACCTGTTGCCACCCAACGGATAAGGTAGCGACCTGAAGTAGTTGGTGTATATGAAACATCGTAAAGACCTGTGCCAGTATTTGTCACACTAGGTGTTGATGTAGTTCCATCCGGTGTTGTGATAGTTGCAGCAACGGCGGTTGCGTTGGCAGGTGTGCCTGTGGCATCGGTGATTGTTACTCCAAGAACGACAACATCACCTAAATCATAAACTGCCATTATCTACCTCTCATCATTGGTGTTGCCACAATACGATTTTTGATTTCACCCCTGTTGGAGTAATAGTTGTATGTGACAAAAGATTCATTGTATTTCACACCTGATTGTTCGTAGCGGTAATGGGCAACAGGTGAGGCGTTAGATTCGCGCCATTTCATTTCAGGAGTAGCAACATTTCTTGGTTTCATATCAACCATTTATTGCTCCTTTGTAATGCTTTAAGTTTTCTTTTAAGCGATCAATCCACGGTGCAAGTTCAACTGCCTTTTGCCCTTGCTCTAAAGCCTCTTTGTTATTGCCTAAATTGTACGCCGAAATTGCAATTAAATCGTGTGGCAAGTATCCCCAAGCATCTGATTCTACCAAGTATTCAAGCGGTTGCTGAGTTATTTTCAGCGCGGAATGGGCGATTGCATAACAATCTAGCCATTGACCTTTTGAATAGTAATACTCAGCCAAATCAACCCGAGGCTCACGGCTTATTGGCGATTCTGCTATTGCTCGCAACAACCAACTTTCCTGATTATCGTGATCCATCTTTGCCAAGTAGCGCATTGATGCAGCTCGCTCAGGTTTCCATACCGCCTTGGGTAAGGCTAGATGGCGCTTAAATTGTGCAATCGCCTCAGTCCAGTGATTGTTAAAGAATAGTTCGCGGGCGTAGTAAAAAGTATTGCGATCATTGTCAGGGTCCTCTTGAATTGCAAGGCGCAACAACGGGTAATACTGACCGCGAGATTTGTCATTATCAGGGTGATGATGGATTTCTAAATCAATCCACGCCTGTGATTCCTCACCGCTTGGTGTCAATGTCTCGTGAACAGGATGCTTCCAACGGTAATTGCTTCGAGCGTGAATCTTATCCCCGCCGTATGTAAGCCCGGCAGAGCCGTCAGGATTCCAACTCCAAGTGTATTTATATCGTGGGCGCATAGTGCCTTCAGGTACGGCTTCTAAGGCTTGGCGCCACCCTTGGATAAGGACTTCATCCATATCTAAGGCGATACATATATCCACATCGCCGGGCAAGGCAGCAAGAGCTGCGTTGCGGGCATCGTCAAAGCGCCACGGCTTGATGGCTATCTTGATGACATTGATGCCCAAATTCTCGGCATACTTGACGGTCAGATCGGTTGAGCCTGTGTCTGCAATCAAAAGGTAGTCGGCATCTTTGGCTGACTGATACCAACGCTCCACAAACTGTTGCTCATTTAAGGCAATCGTATAAACGGCAATTTTCATTGCATCCCCCCGGATTTAGTTACTTTGTCAGTGCAGCGATCTCATCGGCGGTGAGTCCAAGAGCTGACAACTTGGCGGTGGCAGATGCTTTTGCGGCTTCAACCGCGGCTTTGGCTGCATCTTCGGCTGCGCGTTGTTCTTCAGCGGCTGCTTGCATTGCCGCGTGTGCTGCAAGTTCATCTGGTGTCATATCGCGTTCTACAGATACCCCTGTTGAACAGTCAATCTCGATTACTTTGCTCATTGTTTAGCCTTTCGTGATTCCGTAGAGAGTGAAGGTTGAATTGGTAGCAAAAGGCACACCAGCCGATGAACTATCTAATTCAAGTCTTGTAATTGCGGCAGTAGATGACAAAAGGTAAGCCGTCATAGTTTGATTTGCAGCCGTTGCATTATTTTCTTGCACTGAATCAACAATCACTTGCTTAAAGTTTGAAGATGTGTAATTTGGAATATAGATGTCAAAACTTGCATAAGTGTTTGCTGTTGTTGAAGTGCCATTGAATAGACCAATGTCTCTGTATGCTGACCTATTAGAAGCGACCGAACTGCCAGTTCCATAAATATTTGTTCGAGTGTATCCACTGTAGTTGCCATTAAAAAGCAAGCCAAGTGCATCAACGCCTGAACCAGTGCTTCTTGCAGATACTACAATTTTTAAGTCCGTAAAGGTTTGAGGAATGTTGTTAAAAATTACTCCCGTTGCACTACCTGATGCAGTCTGCGTATAAATCGGTTGCATTGCAATTGTCATTTATGCCCCCGTTACTTGGGATGAGGTGATGCCGTAAAGGTCAAATCGTGAACCTGATCGCAAATAACCACCTGAACCTGAATGAAATACTGTCAATTGATTTATGGCAGCAGTATTCATTCGCAAACCTGAAGATAAACTTGCAACTCCTGAACCGTTGTAATCAATACCATAAAGAAGCCGAAATGTTTTGTTTTTATTTACATTTGCATAGTCTAAAACATCAACAACTGATGTTGAAAATGTGCTTGCATTTGGTGTTACATTTGAAACACCGTAAGTTCCTAATTCGCCCGCAAGTGCAGACCAAGTAGAAGTTTCTGCACCTGATACTGCGCTTGCACCGTTACCAAGTAACCAATGTTTTGTGTAACCACCGCTTCCTGGGTAACCATCTCCATTTGCAGTTAAAGCTAAAATGTAATCCCCTGTTGATGTTGATGTTGTGTTCCAAAAACAGCGCAGTTGTAAATGTGTAAATGTTTGAGGTATGGAAGTAAAATCAACCTGTGAAGTTGAAGAACCACTAACTGTGTTTGAAGCAATCCAAACCATACTCACGATGACACCGCCCTGATTCCGTAGAGAGTAATTTGAGAACCTGCCGTAAAGTTTGAAGCACCACTATTAAAAATGTCAAAACCAGTAATAGCATTTGTTGAACGATAAGTATTTACCCATAAATGAGTAAAACCACTTCCATTCAAATCAACCGCTGAACGAATTAAAACTGTTTTGAAAGTTGATGTGCTTGCATAATTTAATAAATGAATTGTTGCCGCTCCAAAAATTCCGCTTGTAGATGTAGCACCGGGAATTTCAGCAATGTAAGCAGCCGTATCATTTGATGTTCTATCTGATGCAGCGGCAGAACCATTACCGTATAAACGAGTTCTTGAATAAAGTGCAGAACCATCAGAATTTAAGTATGTATAAACCTGCGCAGTTGCAGCAGAATAGGAAGAACGCGCATTTATCACAAGCATCAAATCTTGATAAGTTTGAGGTATGGCACTAAATGAAATAAAATTAGATGAACCACTAGCAGTTGCACTAGCAATCGGCACCATTGCACCATACTGATTGCCAGCGTTCATACTGGTATAAAGGGTGCGCCCTGAGATCAGCCCGCCCGCACCTGATAGCTCATAAACTCCCATTTAAGCGATTTCCACGCCTGAGATGTGAAAGTTGATTGTGGTGGCAGATGCACCGCCAGTGATGGTGTTGGTTGCAACAAGAGTTTGCTTCAAATCAATGACAGTTGAATCATTACCACCCACGGCAACTGTTGTTGCAAGGTTTGTGCCAGCAAGTGTAAGTGTAAATGTCCCTGCCGATGCCGATGTGTTAGTGACAATGATTGAGGTGACAACCGTGGTTGTGGATGCTGGCACTGTGTAAAGTGTCGTTGTTGTGGTCGTTGATGCAGCTCCGCGAAAGAGTGCCTTTGAAGTAGTTGCCATTAGTTACAACTTTCTCTTAGATTGCTTGCATTATTTGTAGAATTGCGATGTCATCGCCCCAACGAAGTCCAGTTGTTGCTGCAGTATCGGCAAGAAGTGCTTGGTTGTTTTGACCTACACCAAGTCTAGCGACCACTGTTGAAAATGTAGCAAGATCGCCCTTTGTTGTGACGATTGCAGGTCCAGTTGCACCTGTTGGACCCGTCGGACCAGTAACAGTGCTTGCTGCACCCGTTGCTCCAGTTGGACCTGTCGGACCTGTAACCGTTGATGCCGCGCCAGTTGCACCTGTCGGTCCAGTTGGACCCGTAACTGTGCTTGCTGCACCTGTCGCACCTGTAGGTCCGGTAGGTCCAGTGACAGTTGATGCTGCACCTGTTGCTCCAGTTGGACCTGTTGCGCCCGCACTTCCAGTTGCACCTGTCGGTCCAGTTGGACCTTCAATTCCTTGGATGCCTTGGATGCCCTGAATTCCCTGCGGTCCTGTTGCACCAACTGCGCCCGTTGCACCTGTAGCTCCTGTTGGTCCTGTTGCACCTGTCGCACCGGCTGATCCTGTTGCACCTGTTGGTCCTGTTGCACCAACTGCTCCCGCAGCTCCAGTGGCACCTGTAGGTCCTGTTGCACCAACTGCTCCTGCCGCACCTGTCGCACCTGTTGGACCCGTAACGGTACTTGCTGCACCTGTAGGTCCTGTTGCACCTGTAGCTCCAGTTGGACCTGTTGGACCCACACCGCCTGATTGCGCAAATGTAATGTTATCTGTGCCGATAATGATGTAACCATTGGTGCCAGTGCCAGTATTATTTTGAATCCAGTTTGTTGCAGCGTTAGTTGTTCCTGAAGTTACAAAAAGAAAATCACCATATTCAACTTGACCTGCAACCGAATTGTTAAAATCTGTTGCACGAGTGAGAACATAAGGAGCGCCACCGGCGCCTTGAGTTGTTACTGTATAAATACCATTTTGTGTTTGTGTAGTTTGATTCTTAACAAGAATTCGATCTCCGGTGGTGATATTCACACCGTCAATAGAACCGCGACCATTAGAAGTTGCAGTAAGTGTTGCCCCTACTCCAAAACCACCGCCAGCATCTGCCGATCCTGCAGTATAAGTAGTAGAAAGATTTGCAGTTGTTGCAAGTTTTGCAGATGAGTGAACATTTGCAGATGAAATCGGACCTGTTGGACCTGTAGCTCCTGTAGGTCCTGTTGCTCCTGTAGGTCCTGTTGCACCTTGTAATGCTGCTGCACCAGTTGGTCCTGTGGCACCTGTTGGTCCAGTTACACCTTGAATTCCTTGTGGACCTGTTGGACCCGTAACGGTACTTGCTGCACCTGTAGGTCCTGTTGGTCCAGTTGCTCCTGTATTTCCAGTTGCACCGGTTGGACCTGTTACACCTTGAATTCCTTGGATTCCTTGGATGCCCTGAATCCCTTGTGGACCTGTTGGACCTTGAGAACCTGTTGATCCAGTTGAACCTGTAGGTCCAGTGGCACCCGTAGGTCCAGTTGCACCTGTCGGACCCGTAACGGTACTTGCTGCACCTGTAGGTCCTGTTGCACCTGTCGGTCCTGTTGTTAATGAAATCGTGGCAATGCGTGTATCTACATCATCAAGGCGAGCCTTAACAGTTGCCTTAGCACCCTTTGGATTCGTTCCTAGTTCGCCTTCAATGGCTTCAATAGCATCATTGGTGTTGGCGTGTTGAGTTGCGTGAGGAACTGTTGCTGAATCAAGGTAGTCGGTAGCAGTTGGGTTGGAAAAGTTATCTAATCCGCCGGGATAATTAGTTGCCACGGTTCTCCTTAGTATTCAAATGGGTCTAAGGGTTCAGTATCAGGGGGATAATACCGAACCCTTAGACTTTAAGAGTTTTTGATGTGATAAGGCTTGTGATGTCTATCATCAAGCCAAAATTCTTTACGGTGAGGCAAGATCGCACCTGTGTGTGCGTGAATCTTTATACCTAGTGCGCGAATACGGCGTGAGAATAGTAAATCTTCACTAAACCAACGACCATTGATTGCACCATCTGCAAACCAAGCCCAATCGCGACCTTGATTTTCATTTGCTTCTTCTCTAATTCGTTCCAAAATGCTTCGATGTATCAGCAAGCAACCTGTTCCTGCCGCTGCAATTTCAACAATCTGATCATCGGGATAATCATCCCAAGGTAATGGACCGTTCTCGGTGTCTTGATAAATCACCGGAACTGCTCGCAATTCGTCATTATCTGTCCAAAAAGCGGCAAAGATAAGAGCTGAAACTATGGGTCTTTCGGTGACATTTGCTGCGTTGATGAGCTTATCAAAGGCTTCAACAGACAAAATTTGATCTGTATCCATCATCAAAAGCCACTCTGCGCGTGTTTCATCAAGGAAATTCTTAACAATTACATTGCGTGAGCGAGTTAAAAGCGAAACATTACCGATACCAACGATTGAATCAATGCGATCTGTGCGCTTTCGGTTGATTTCAATCAGATTTGTTGCAAATTCTGTGTTTACTTTGCCTGAATGTGGAAATGCAATGCACACTCTATCTTTTGGCTTCATCGTGTCTCCACATCTAACACAAGTGATGCCGTTTCAATTTCTCTATCTTCAAAAGCCTCAATGAGTCCATCAAGTGCTTGAAATTTGTTTTGTTTTGCTAAATCACGGGCAACTTTAAGCCCATCAAGATAAGTCAATTCCATAATTCCCCCAAATTATTGTGTCAAAGACACCTGCCCCGATTAAGAGGCAGGTGTCTCCAACATTACAGACTAGAAGCCTGAAGGTGCAACAGTACCAGTACCAGTTACGGCTGAAACTGCCTTTGCGTAGCGGTGAGCAAGTGCCATATATCCATATACCTGGAAGCGAACTGTTAGGTTTGCTGACAAGACATCAGGAAGAACACGAGTCTTAACGCCTGACTCAAATAGGTATGAGTCTGAGAACTTACCAACAAGAATAGGAGACTGATTTGTTGAAGCTCCGTATGTCTTTGGAAGTGTTGCATCAACATAAACAGGTACTCCGTGGATTGTTCCAACGAGTCCTGCAGGTGCGCCCGGAGCAGTAACTACACCGTTTGCATTGAATGGACCTGCGCCTGTAGGCACGATCAATGGACGTGAATTTCCATCTGTGCTTGAAGCGAACCAGTACCACATTGATGGGTGCATAACAATTGCTTCAACTGCCTGATAGCGGTTTGTTACAACCTTGCTAATAGCCTTTGAGATTGCTTGCAATCCGTTTACTGCAGTTGGTGTTGTTTCAGTCCAAGTTGTTGGGATACCGTTTGTTGTATCTGCACCAAGGTTAATGAAACCCTTAAGTGTTCCTGAAGTTCCATCGCTATTGCTTACAACTGCAGTGTTGAGTTGTAATGCA